GACCGGAATCGAACCGGTACTGTGTTGCCACAACAGGATTTTAAGTCCTGCGCGTCTGCCAGTTCCGCCACGCCGGCTAGAATATGCTTAAAACCTACGTTTTTCCCAACTGCGCTAGATTTTAATTATATTACTGCGCGAGATTTGTAGAAGTACGCATCTCGCGCAGTAATGATAATATACCATCCGCCGCAGAATTGCAAGTCTTTTTTATTCTGTTGTTGTTTCTTCTGATTTGTTATAGAGTTTATAGTTTACTGTAGTTTCGTATCCGCCACTACCTATGTAAGATACATAAAACTGTAAATCATTAAGTAATGATACATCATAGCGCTTTCCAGTAGTTACGTCTTCTATTGCTGAGTTATCTTTTAGATTTGTTAAATAGATACTTATAGTATTTGCTGGAAGAGTATATTCATAATCACCACTAAGATGATTCACTACAAGTTTACCAAATTCAATGTATTTAAATTTACTAACGTCTATAGAGTATATGTCGGGAGGTATGCTACCACTTTCATTGCCATTGTAACTTGTTTTTGCAAGCATTATTCCTTCGTGTTCTATTCCAAAAGTTCTACACATATCAGAATATTTTATATTCATATTTTTAATTTGACTTTGTGCAGTCTTATTAATAGCACTAAGCTGACTTATAGCTGTGTTATTAATGGCATCAATCTGTATAGATGTTTTATTCTCAATCATTTCTATCTGATGTGTAGCTGCGGCATTTATATTCCCCAACTGTTGATTTGTTACATTTGTAATGCTATCAATCTGATTTGATGCTACTGTATTAATACCTTTTATCTGACCATTCCCTGCTGCTGTGGCTGACTTATTAATTGCATCTATCTGCGATAATGCTGTGTTATTAATATCTGTAAGTTTGGCACTTGTCAAAGTATCAATATCTCGCATTTTTCCGTCTGCTGTATCAACAACTTCTGCTATTTTATTTTCAATAGAAGTAAGTCCTTTTTCTACTGTAATCTCATAATCTTTAATCTTATTAGCAATTTCTTCTAAAGCTGTGCTTTCATTCTTGCTTTCTGTTCCGTTAGGGTCTGAAATATCTTCTTCAACTTGTAAATAAAAATTAAAAGTAGATAATACTTCATCCTCTGTATAGATTTCAATTTTAGCTTTTGAAAGTCCAACAACCGCAAGCATTTGATTTGTAAGTTTAACCTTCACTATCTGGTCTGTGATTATATCGCAGTTATTCCAGACTACTTTTCCGTCTGGTTTAATTACCCAGATGCGCGCAGCCGCTTCTGCTGGTATCTTATAATCTACAATATTTACATTTACATTTCTTCCGCTGTCGTTCTGTACTACCACTAATTTCTGTGGTAGTACATTAGACAATACAGAAGTTTCTAAATATTCTGTAATCATCCTCTAATCTCCTTATTGTTTTCTACTTTATTTTCAAGGTTTTCTAATCTGTTATCAATAGTAATTAAAGTAGTGTTAAAATCTTGCAATGTATCATTAAATTTATCTATCTGCTTTAACATTCTATCTTCACGCGTCTGCACCACTTCCTCTTGTGTATTCCATATTTTATATACAAAATATCCTAGCGCAATCACGCACGCAATAGGAAAACCTAAACTTTGAACTATTGTTAAAAAAGCTTCCATCCTCTTATCCTCTCTTTGTTATTACATCATTGCCAAAAATATAATTAAATGATTCTGTGCCATTCTCAACTGTTATCTGTTTTTCTGTTACTGTTGTTGTAATATTTAAGTTATATTCTCTATCATCAATAGAAACTGCATAGCCTACTTCTAATTCCTCTGTTGTGTTAGGGTCAATAGTTACATCATAAGCTTCAACTTCTTTTATGATGGTAGCGGCGCCGCTGTTATTTACTCTAACGTTATAAGCCGCTTCTGTTTCATCACTCTGTCTTTCTATTACTCCATCTACAAAAGTTTCAAATCTATTTAACCCATCAAAGTTAGGGGATTGAAGTGTATTTATTATATGCGATTCTTTTATATTGTCTAAGGAATCCATAAAAGCTACATTCTTTTGGGTTGCTACTGACTTTGTATAATCTCTTGTTAAAATATTGTCTGTATTACTTCCAATTTTTACTGTTTTATAAGTCTTGAATGTATTGAATATTAAAATTTTATTTTCAGCATCTAAAGTTATATTGAAACCAAAATTATACTCATTTGCTAATTTCTTGATATTATCCAATAAAGTGCCATATTGCACGCCATAGGCGGTAAGAGTATCATTAATATTAGTTACTCCGCCTATTGTTAAATGCGGAATTACTCTTTTACCATTCCAGTCTGAACTATCAATGCAATTATAAGTCACTAAAGCTGTTACTATTGCGCTAATGCTTTTATTGAAATAAGGTAAGTCTACGTTTACTCTCATAGACAAAAGGAAATTAAGTGAAGCGCCGCTTACTATCATTTCTGTTGTTCCATTTTCGGCTGTTGTTTTCTGTATTCCAGTTATTACTCCATCAAAGTTTTTATATTTAATGAAGTTCATTATAATTAAGCTATTGTCATACTTCTTGTCAAAAGCAAGTTTAATAGTAAAGCTTCCAACGTCAGCAAATTTTTCTGTACATTGAAAGCTTTTATAATCTTCTATTAATGCTATATTATTTAAGTTTTGGTCATAAACCTTTATTACTTCATTATTCATATTTATACCTCGCTATACGCTGGGCTGTAATCTATAACAGCACCTAGTCCATTTCCATTAGTTTGTGCGCCTATAGTAATCGTGTTCTTGCCAGGCTGCAAATAAAATAAAACTGAATCGTCTGAAAGTAGCGGCAGCGCGTTATCTATAACTACATTTCCCAGTGATGTGTTTATTACTTTTGCGTGTTTGTTTCCGTAAGTTGTATCAATAAAAAAGTTTTCATACCACCACATACCAAAAGTGTGTGTAGCTTGTATTCTTTCGCCAGTTGTCTGATTAATAATGTATGGATTCTTTGGTTGTAAACCCTTGTCATACCATTTAAAGTTTATTTTTACACCAATAGGTACATCCCCATCATTATTAATAGTTACTGTCTGCACGCTTGGTGTAATTTCTTTTTCCATTCCTGTGTTTTTCTGAAAGAATGGATAAGGTGCTACCGCTTCAATCATAAACTTACATAAAAATTTATTGTTTTCTGTGTAGCTTTTGGCAAAAGAAATAGAAGAAGTTGCCACCAACTCCATGAAGTAATTACCATTGTCCACTCTAAAAGGTGTTGTAAGACTAACTACCCTTCTAAGTGCGTTCTTTTTAGTATTCATAATGGCTTCATCATTTGCTAATACATAGCCAACTAATGATACTGTTCTATTGCCAAAAGTTCTAGTATTAACGCTTTGTCCTATTTGTTTATAACCTTGTGAAGTGGCTAATGTTATATTAACAGTTCCAAAGTCTTTTTCTGAAAGAGTATAGTTTTTATTATCGAACTCTATAGATTCATTCCTGCTAAAATTTATTAATTTAATCATATTTTTCTCCTTTAAAATCCTAACACAAGTTTTCTTTGTGTCTGTCTAAATAGTCTTGCGCTTTCTGCTTCATTTAACGCTTTTGGACTGTAGTTATTAACTGTTATATTTGCGGCGGGCGCGCTTTGCTGCTGCTGTGTAGTTTGATTCTTGTATTCTCTAGCCTGCGCCGCAGTCAATACCATTTCGCCTTTATGAAGTTCTGCAATGTAACCATCATAAGGAATATAGTCCGCGCCAGTTCTGTGGCTACCATCAATCTTTTTCTTTCCTTTTTTCCAGAATAATAATTTATCTTTAAGCCAGTCTACTTTTTCCGATACCCAAGACTTTATATTATTCCAAACGCCTTTAATACCTTCCCATACATTAGTAAACAGTTCTTTACCCGCGGTCTTTAAATTACTAAACTTATCTTTGATAGGCTGTATAATTTTCTCTTTTACAAAATTTACAATTCCATCTTTTATAGTTCCAAAAACACTCTTGATTCCATCCCAGAGTTTCCCAAGTAGTTGTTTACCAACAGAAAAGAAGTTTGACATCACAGTTTTAATAAGTTTAATAATATCTTTTAACAATGTCCCCATATCTTTTTTCAGTGCTTTTGTATCGCCAGTAAATAAATCCTTAAATACCTTGAATACGTCTTGTACTACCTTAAAGGCTGCTTTTACAGTTCTAACTATATTCTTAACTATTGTATTAAGCATTGTGCCATTAGTTCTAGCCCGCTTTACAATCGCTTTAATAATAGCAATAGCATCATTAAGAATAGGTTTTAAGTCTTTTTTCCATAACTGCATAATTGTAGTTACAAATTCTTGTATTTTATCTTTATTTCTGTTTACTTCATTGACTAATTTTTTTAAAATATCTGCAACTAATATTTTTACTGTTGTTACAATAGGTTCAAGAGTAGCACCAAGAGAAGCCATTACTTCTTCCATTTTTTGGTTTGCTTCATTTGCTGCAATTACATCTTTTGCATTAGTTTTATACTGGTTACTTGCTTTCTGATAAGTCTTTGTCAATGTTTCTGTAATAAGTTGTTGTCTTTTTTGTTCACTTCCGCATTTTTCAAGTTTTGCATTAAAATCATCTTCTGAAATACCCGCCCAGTTTAACGCATCTGCTAAAGGTCCAGTTACTTGCCCAACTTTTGCGGTTTCGTTTGCGGCTTCTGTCAATCCCTCAATAGGTAAGCTATCGCCAAAAGTAGCATATACACCGCGGCATATATCAGTCCATTTTGAAAGGTCTTTTGAATTATTGCAAAGTTTTGCTAAGTGGTTAGCTGCTTCTGTTGCTTGTCCGCTATCTCCTAAAATTCCATTTAAGTCTTTATAAGTTTTTCTTGCATCTTTTGCGGAAAAGTTTGCATTTTGAAAAGCTGTCTTTAATTTTGCTTGTTCTGTTCTATACTCTCTTGTGGATTCTACTACTCCAACTGCGGCTGCGCCTAAAGCTACAAAACCAGTCGCGGCGGCTTTTGCACCTGCCACAATCTTATCTTTCATTTCCGAAGCTGTATTTTTTATAGAACTTTTAACATTTCCTAACTCTTCTTTAGCTTCTCCGCTATCTACTTTAATTCCAAGTTTTAATGCACCTAAATCTATCATTTTTGCACCTTCCTTTTTCCCATCTAAAAATTAGTTATACCTATCTCTTAATCTCTTTCGGTCTGGTTTAGTCTGTTGTAATATCCAGCAGTTTTCTAAGTATTCTCTTCCTTCTTTTGTCTGCTTCATCATATAAATATAAGCATCTCTGAAATAAAGCTTATATATACAACAGTCCAATTCCATAATTTCATTAAAATTAAGTCTTGTGTAATCGCTAATTAATTTTAAGGTGTCTGTTACTGTTTCATAATGTGCGGCGGCTGCCGCGTCATTTTCTGAAAGTGGCATAGATGGGATTGTTATTTTCCCAGTTCTCCTTCCACATATAAGAAGTAATCTTGTAATACAGCCATTGCCATTTTAATGTCTAACATTTTTTCTATATCTTCTCTTGAAAATACTTTACCGTTGATATTGCTATTAAAAATATCTGTTAAAATATCATATAGTCTGTCAATAACTTTTAAGCCGCTTTCTGCGCTGTCTTCCATCTTCTGTATATACTCATAAAGTGCTAGAATCTCATTTAAGAATTTTTGAGAAGGTTTTTTAATCTCTAAAACTTCTCCACTTTCTAGCTTTATCTGGTAATTACTTCTTTCTATTGTGCTTAAATCAATCATTTTTCTTTCTCCTTTTTCTTTCTAAAAAATAAAGGCGGAATTGCTTCCGCCTATTGATTAGTTATCGCTTTCTCTATATTCGATTAATGTTCCTTCATTATCCATAGGTAAAGCCTTAAATTCTGCATTGATAACTGTTTCTTTATCTTTAGCAAAAGCAATTTCAAAGCCTGCTTCATTAGTTCCGCGGATTGTGATTCTAATTACTCCGTCTGAATCTTTATGTACAAATCTGATAATATAAGATTCTCCGTTGTAGTTATCAATTCCGCCAATTTTTACAGTTTTAACTGTCTGTCCGCTTTCGCTTTTCTCGTCTGTTCTGGCTGTTGCGCAAAGCTTCTTTAAAGTTTCGCCATTCCAAGTCATAATACCGCTTGTAAGTGTAGCTTCTTCTTCTGTTACAATCTTCTTAACTACTAAGCCTAAATCATCTTTAGCTTCATAGAAAGTAGGCTTGTAAGATAAACTTGCGCCACCCTGAATATATCCGATAATATTTTCTTTTACTTCTAATTCTGCATCTGTTGGAATCTTGTCTGTAAATGTAGTTACATAAAGTTTTCCACTTCCTAAAACTATTCTATCTGACATTTTCTATTCTCCTTTTGTTATATCAAAATACATTAGTCTATGTATTGTATTAGTCTGATTATCTTTAAGGCATCCGCCGCCATTCAAATCAATAGCGGAAATACCTTCAATCTTATTGCTATCCCCAAAATTGCAAAGTCCTTTTATTATTGCATTTGCTGTTTCTGTTGCATCCGCAAAAGTAAAGGATATTACACGTAATTCTAATCTGTACTTAAAAGCGGCGGTTGGGTAGTAATTATATATAATTGCTTTCTCCGCTTTATCTGTCTGTAATGGGATAGGCTTTATTCTTGTTATGTTTTCTATTGCTTTTAGTACTTTTTTCATTAGATTATCCCTTCAAAACATTGTTGTATTTTTTCTTTGTTGTTATCCAGCGCGGGTTGCAAGTAAGGTTGTGGATGCTGTCCCATTGTAAAGACTAACTCGCCGCTTTTCTCGTCTTCATACAGCCATCCGCCTTTTCTTCCAGTTCCTTCTGCTGAATAGATACCAGTTCCGATTTCAACATAAGGCGCATATTCTACATTTGTTCCTATTGTTCCTTCAATAGTTCCATTGTCTGTGCTAACATCGTGTGTTATGCTTTGCCTTAGTTGTCCATCATCAACTGGACAGTTTTTCTTGGCATCAGCTTCAACAATTAAACAAGCCTTTTCCATTGCGGTTTTAAGTGCGTCTGGTATCTTGTCTTTGATTGCTTTATCTAGGTTATCAAGTACAATCTTATAATCTTCCATTGTTGTTTATCTCTTTCATATGCACAATAGAATAAAGTCTGTTAAGTTCCACATACTCAACCTCAAAGCCGCTTATTCTATCTCCTTTTTGTACTTGCTTATCTCTTGTTACACCTATGTACTCCACGCAATCTGTCAAAGTGTCATTGCCGCTATATTGATTTCTATTGTTTGGCGCAATAGCCATAGTAATTACTCTGTAAGGCTTATACTCAATTACTTTTTCGTTGTAGTCATTCTCTGTAATAACTTGTCTTTCTAATTGATATTTCTTCATCTGTTGCTGAAACATTATAAAACCCTCACTTTTTTAAGTTTTTTAATCTGTTTCATTAAGCCTTCTGAATACTCTGCGTTTACTACTTCTATTCCTGCGCCAAAAGATAAAGAAGCTATACCTTCACTTCCGTATCTGTTGTAGTCCTCAATAGCCATCTTACATATAATATTTGGATAATCTGCGGCGGCGCGGTGTGTGTAGTCATTGAACCAGCTTTGCGCATCTTCAATGATAATGTTTAAAAGGGCATCACTTTCATTGTCCATAATCCCTAAATATGTTTTAATTCTTTGTAACATTCTTTATCTCCCTTCTTTAAAAAAAGAAGGGATAATTATATATCCCTTCTAAACTATTAAGCTGTTTTCTGTGTAAGTTTTACAATCTTCTTTGCATTTGTTAAAGCTACTACCATAACTTTTCTTGCATATACTGTATTTGTTCTTGTGTTTTTATCTCTATCTTGTTCGATTTCTGAACCCTTCTTAACAAAAGCTGTAACTGCTTCATTAGTAGCTAAGTATGCTTTATTTGCTGGACAAGCTTTTGAAACTACTACTGGAACGCCGCAAACTGTGCCAATGTAACCAGTTCTAGCAAATCCTTCTGAATATTTAAGTTCTTCTCCAAGATTCTTTCTTAAAGCTGCTTTCTGTGAAGGACTGATAATTAAGAATAAACCAGATTCATCTTCACTTGGTAACTTAGCAATAGCATCAACAACATTGTCGAATGTAATACCATTCTTGTCAAAGTCTGCTGTTAAAGTAGCCTTGTCAAATTCTGCGAAAGCTTTCTTTGTTAAGTCATTTGTCATAGTATCGGCGATACCTTTAAGACCTACTTCGACTACCATAGGGTCTTGCATTTCCTGTTCATCTGTGTATGTAAGTCTACCCTGAGTAGTAACTACGTCATATTCTTTAGAAGTAAATGATACTCCAATGTCCTTTGTATTTCCTACACCTTCTGCTACGTCTTCTACTTCTCCGCTTGCTACATATGTGTGAACTGTTTTCTTCATTCCTGCTTCTTGTGTTAAGCTGTTGTCAATAGTCATATATGAATTAACATCAATAGAAGTAGTTAAAATATCTTCAATCTTATTTTCTAATACTTGATTTTCGTATAATGTATGTGCCATTTCTTTACACTCCTTTAAAATTTTTTGTAAATAAAAAAGCCTTGCGCTACTGCGCTAAGACTTTGTATAATTCTGGGTCTTTTCTAAAGATAGCCTGCTGTTCAGTCAATGATAACTTGCGGAAGTCCTCTTTACTCATTCCTTCTGCGCTGCCGCCATTCTTAAAAGGTGTAGCGCCTGCCAATCTTTTCTTTATCTCTTGTTCAACAGAAGCATTGAACTCTTTTTCTAATATGTCAATTCTGCTTTTCATAGTTTCTGCATCTTCTGCTAATACCAAGTCAACCAGATTAATACTTATTCCTTTATCTGCTAGTATCTTTGAAGCTTCATTCTTATTTTCTAGCATTGTGACTTGTTTCTCACGTTCCGCCAAAGCTGCTTCTCTCTTTTTCAATTCCTCTGTATATCTTTCTTCCGCTGTCATAGAAGCAAGTCTTTCCGCCTCTTTTTTCTCGTTCTCAAATTTTCCTCTTGCGGTTTTAAGTGCTTCTGTAACTCTCTTGTCTGCGATGCTTTGTAATTCCGCTTCTGTGTATGTTTTAGCGGCTGCCGCATCTTTTACTTCTTCTGTTGTTTCAACAGTTGTGCTTTCTTCTGTCATTTTTTCTCTCCTTATCTAGTTGTACATATTTACCCCTTTATATAAAGTTGCATTTTGTACCCCTCACTATCTTTATAAGAAAAAAAGGACAAGACCTTTAATTAGTCTTGTCCTAAAATTTTTTAAATGTTTTATTTATATTTTTCTTTTAACTTTTTTATTTTTTCTTTATATTTTTTTTGTATCTTTGCTAACTGTAATGTGGCTTCTCCATCCAACTGTCCTTCTCTTCTTGGGTATTCAGTTGCAAGAACTATTTTTACTTCTTCCAGCCATTCTTTTTTTAGTTCTTGAAATTCCCTTTCAAGTTCTGGATTTATTATATTTTTTTCTTTCATATTTTACATATCCTTCCTTGTTTAATAATTCAAAAACTTCGTGTTGAAACTCTACTGTTTCACCTTCTAATACTCCAACCTGCGATAATGCTTTAACATAATAATCATTATAATCCAATTCTTTTATTGATTTTAAAATTTTCACCTCATATGTATATTCTGAATTTACTGCAATAAGTCTTTTTATATCACCGTGCCGTTTTAAGAAATCAAAATCATCTTTTCCAAAAGATAAAACGTCTACATCGTCTGGATGGTTATGTGTAATTGTTGCACCTTTTAAATCAATATTTTCTATATATACATTGCTATCATCACCTTTAGAATAAAATACATTTCCATATCTGTCAATTATATAAGAATTTTCCGCTTTTTCATACCTTATCAGTTCGCTATATTCTTTTATTTTATTATCAGTTTTTGAAACGTCTATTTCATCTATCTTTTCTGCTTTACCTACACTATTTCCTTCTGAACCACTTCCCAAAGGTGCATCTTCTTCATCATCAAAAACTGGAACAATAGTACAACGACAATTCGCGTGCATAGGCGGGAAGTTTTTTCCCACAACAGCTTCCGCAAAATAGAATTGTTGTCCGTTTAATTTTTTACATTCTTCACTTGTTCTATTGTCTAAAGCTGCGCAATACTCATATTTCTTGCATCCTGCTTTTTCGTATGTATCAGCGGCGGCGGCGTTCTGAACGTAAGTCAATTCTGTTCTGACTAATCTACTAGCCTTGTATCTATCCTTGTCCACCTTTTCTGTTATTTCAGTAATAATTTTTTCTTTTGATAAGCCACGCGCAACACAATCTGTTATCCCTTGTTCAAGCTGCGCCTGCATTACACTTTTATTTTTCCATACTCTAGAACTCCAATGTTTACCATCTGGACACCATATCTTATCTATTGCCGCCTGCGCGCCATCTTCAAAACCAACAGAAAAGCCAGCTTGATTACTAACCATTTTTGAAGTTTTATTATACATTCCTAGTAAGGTTTTGTTATTAATTTTTATTTCATCTTCCCCTAGTTTTGTTAGTTGTTTATTAATCTTTCCCAAGAGTTCATAGAATTGATTATTTTTGTATAAATCATTAATTCTTATTTCATCCTCTGGCACGTCTAAGTTTGCATATAGTTTTTTTATGTCTTTTGCTATCTGTTCCCCAGTCTTCTTATATAATTCCGCCAGCTTCTTATCTGTAGCGGCTGCACTTCTATTGAAGTTTATATTATTCTGGCGGTTTACTCTGTCTACCCAGTAATTACTCATCTGAACCGCCGCCAAAAGAATACATATCAATATTTTCTGCTTTTTGTGCGGCAACCGCTTCCATTTCCGCATCAACGTCAGATACAAAAGGTAATAAGCTGATTAATGTGCGGTCAGATACCAAGCCGCGCAATCCATTAATTACGTTTATTGTTTCTGTATTATCTACTGGTAAGTTTCTAGTGAATTTAATCTGTACATCCTTGTACATATCGCCGCTAATCAATCCCATAACTGTATATAGTAATTCAATTCTTTTTTGAATTGCTTTTGTCATATTAGAAACAATAGCAGAAGAAGTATTTTCAAACCCTACCAATTTATAGCGCATTGCAATCCCGCTTGTAGCCATAAACTTATCATCATTGAAGTCTGGACTATTGCTAATAACGTGAATTGAATCATTAATGTTTTTTAACATATTTTCTATTTGTGTATCTGAAATACTCTTAGTTAAATACTCGGCACTGTCATTTTCATCTAACATCAATATTCTGTTTTCACGCATCGCCGCAGCTTCTTCTTCATCTATTCCAGTTCCTTTTAAAACTAAGTAAGCATCTGTAAAAGCTTGAAAATCATCAACTTCACTAGATAAAAGTTCATTGTAGGCATCTTGTAAACTCATTACCTTGTCAAAGATTGATTCTTGTTCATTGTTTAGCTTAAACACTACAAAAGGCACTTGCTGAAAATAATGCGGCTGTTCTTCCGCCACAACAGATAAAGAAGAAAAATTACCATTACTTTCATACTTTGTTACTGTTGATTCTGAATAAACTTCTACTATATATTTTATTTCTTCATTTTTCCAAGTTGGCTTCTTGTAATAACGAATCATATATAATAGTTCTTCCTCTAAAGTATCATCATAAACTGGTATACATTCTCTTGGGTCAATAGCCTTGAATCTCTGTTTTGCATCTTCATCAATATATACTATCTCGTAAGCTACCCCATAAATAAGCGCGTTCCTCAATAGAACACTATCAGCATTTTTAATGTCATTATAGTTAAATACATCAACTAAGGCGGTAATGTCATCATTGCTGTTGTATGTAATCGGTATGCCTACATTGTATCCCTCATAGTTGTTGACAATAGAATAGCAATAGTTCTTTACTATCTTATTGCAAGGCTTGCTTTTATCTTTATAACTTTTATTAATTATGTTCTGTTTTCCCTCATAATAATTAAAATACTTAGAAAGTTTCACTTTCTCTTTTAACTCAAAGCTTTGAATAATTCTTGATATTATATCAACAGTCAAAGCCTCATTTTTATTAATGTTATACATTGTCTACTCCTTTTTCTATAAGCCTAAAAGTGCTTTGTCCATTGTCTTAACTTTGTGTCCCATACATTGTAAACTGTACCTTAACGCGTCAATGCAATGGTTGTATTTGTCAATCGGCTTATTAATATATTCATTAGTCTTTTTATCCTTTTCCCAACAGTAATTTTTAAGTTCTTCTATTAAGGCGGCAGCGCCGCTAGGGTGTACTATAATCTGGTACTGTTGTAGCTTTTGGATTCCCTGCAAAATACTCCCTTGTCCCTTTGTGGCGGGTTTTATTCTGCTTATTCCTTCTCTCTTGATTTCTTCTATTGACTTCTGTTCTGCGGAATCTGCGATTATGGAACTTTTAGCGAAGCCTTCCGCCTTAATCATTTCCGCGATTTCGTTGTTTAGAAGTCCTTTTCTGCTTTTGGCATTAAATACATAAATTTTTTTATTTTCATCATCAACAATAGAAGCAACTAAGGCGGTTGGGTCGGCTATAAAACCAAAGTCCAGACCCACGCACAAATCTCCATGAACTTGTGTACAATCAAATTCTTCAACTTTCCAATTATTAAAAACTAGCTTAGATAATGAACCAAACTCGCCTAACGCATAAATTTTGTAATAATCTAAATTAGTGGCTTTCAACAATAGCAAAGAATCTATGTAACTTTGCGGAAGAAATTTATTATCTAAGTAATTAGTGTGTAGTATCTTACACTGGGCGCGGAAGTCGGTCATTGCGGCATCCGCCGCTTCTTTAAAGAATAACTTGTAACACCAGTTCACTTTTGAAACTGGGTTGAAGCTTAGTATAATCTGTTGTCCTTTTGCTTCTGGGTGTCTGATTCTTAAATCTATCTGGTTAAAGTCCTCTTGGTTAAACTCTGTAGCTTCTTCCAACCAAGCATCTGTTAAGCCAGTTATAGACTTTATTCTTTCTGGGTCTTGTAAGCCACAACATAGAAAAACACTTCCGTTGGGAAGTGTAATAGTAAAATCTGTTCTGTTTATCTTACATTTATCTATTATTTTCCAATCTGTAAGAGTGTCCAAGAGTAATTGAAAAGTAGAATTTTTAGTAGTCTTATCCACTTTTCTTAATACTAAGATTTTGCGGCGGTCGGTTAAGGCTTTTTTTACTAGCTTTTGCGCCACAAACACGCTTTTACCAGAACCAGCGCCGCCATAATATATTTCATATCGTTTAGAGTAATCATCAAGAGAAGACAAGTAAACGTCATTAAATATTTCTTTATGTAATATTAACTTCATTAAATTACTCCTACTTCTATTACCTCTTGTTTAGCTTCAATCTTCTGTACTTGCATACCTAAAGTTTTAGACAATAGTTCCAAAGCTTTTAACTGCGCGGTGCTGTTGTAATATTCATCTCCCTTTTGCGAAAAGGCTATTTCCGCCAACTTCTCTGTAACTCTGTCCGCATCTACTTGTAATTCTTCTAGCTTAACTTTTCTAATCTCTGCTATTTTGTCCTTTATCTCTTGTTTCATTAAAAGGCGGGTTGCGCAGCTGCGCGCTGTTTCTGGCTTTACGCCATATACTGTTTCATAAGCTTTTCTAGCCTTATAATTATTTCTTACATATTCATAACAAAATTGTTCTTGCTGCCAAGTCATATTTTCATCTCCTTCTAAAAAAAAAGATGGCTTATACAGCCATCTTATAAAAATCTAAATTATTTACATTGATTAACAAACACCAATAGCCATTAAGTGTTTTATCTTTAACTCCACAAACATAACCGCCTTGTGCTACTGATGTAATCACTCCTTCTACATAATCTCTTAATTCTTTTGTCTTGATTATGTAACATATTCTATTCTGCATATCAACAAAAGCAAGATTATCTGCGGCGGTCTGTCTGAACCATCCGTCTTTCCCATTCTCTCGTTTTCTCATTTCCAAGACTATGTTTCCAGTCTTTCCCATATTCCAGTCACTCTTAACTTCAAGAGTTCCACCATCTACTATTAAGTCAATGTCTTTCTTCCAATAGTCAGAATCCTTAGTGACATCCTCAACTGTGTGTCCCATCTCTCTAAGTGCTTTTGTTACTAATATCTCACCTTGTCTCCCTCTGGCAAGGTCATCATAGAAATTACTCATATTTATTTCTCCTTTTTCTTTCTTTCAGATTTTCTTTTTTCTCTGATACTTAATAAGAAAAAGGCGTTAAGCACTTTAATAGGACTTGTCCAAGAGAAGCAAAAAAAAAATTGCGGCGGGCGCGTTGGCACTGGCTATTTTCTTCCAGTTATCGAACCTTGTTCCGCCAACTACCTACCCCAGCCGCATTTTTTTATATTATTCTTTTACTCTTGCCTTATTCCCCCTGCCGCGAGAAAGCGAAGCGTATAGAGAGATAAAATTTCTCGAAGCCCGAAGGGCTGAAGAGATATTTATCTCGATAAGGAAGTCTGAAACGTAGTTTCAGTAATTTGGTTCTTTGTTACCAAAGAACAAACTATGCCTTAACTCTCTCATTTATATATGAATTTATTACTTTGCAAAAAAAACAAGTTTGTCCAAGCTTGCAAAAATTTACTAGGAGGTGTTAAATAATTTTTTTCTTTATCTCTTGTATGTAACTTTAAAAAATTTGACAAATTTAATTAAAGATAGATAAAAAAATAGCGGGAATACTTTACTAAGTACTCCCGCCATCCGTTCTATATATAAATTTAATAAAGAAGAAATAATTATGACATTCAACGTAAAAAAGTTTATTGAACTCTGCCATCTTTCACTATTATAGGAATCTTTGCTAATAGCAATTTACTAGACTTGTCCAAAAATTTTTAATAAATGTGCTATTTAAGCAAAATTTTTTTGGCTATTGTTGCTTTATAACAAGATATATCAATAACGCAAAAAGAATTATCAAGTTCATTATTCATTCTTAATCAAATTAGTCTCTTTTTGTTTCTTTTGTTTAAAATATATCAAGAATTAGTGAATATTGTAAAAAAATGGCAATGATGCTATAATTTTAATATCATTTTTAACAACAGAAAGGAGAAAATAAAAAATGAGAATTACTATTGATACTGAAAAAAAGGTGGTAATCTGTCCTAAAACATTTTGGGAAGATATGAGAAAGACTAATGAGGTTTTAAGAAGTGTAGGACAGAATGAAATCGACCATAAGGAAAGAGTAAAACAGTACTTTGAAGAAGCTATTCAGAATGACTTAGTTAGACCTGCGGACGTGAGAAAAAAATAGCACAAAAAAAAGAAGGCGGAAGTACTTCCGCCTTTTCTTATGCAACAAATATCTTTTTTCTTTTCTGTTGTTTATAACTGTTCTTCTTTATGGTAACAAGAGGGTCAAACAAATCAAGGTCTTCTGCTATGTCATTACCATATAAATTAACATAGTGCATTGTCATAGAAATAGTTTTATGATTCATCAGCTTTTGAAGTTTTGCGGCGCTGCCGCCTGCCTTTATGTAATCTCTTGCAAAAGTATGTCTAAATAAATGAATTGAAGTTTTTGTTACTCCCCTACTCTTATTATACTTTGCTATTGCATCTTGACAGCTTCTAGGTTTTAGCTGCCCGCCTTCATATTCTGGAAATAAATAATCTTCATCTTCTAAAGCGGATAAGGCTATATATTCTTTTAGCATATTAGTTACTGATTTTGAAAGGGGCATTACTTTTTGTATCTTATCTTTATTATGTTCTAAGAATACTGTTCTTTCAGTTAAATTTATATGTTTAACTTTAATATTCAAGACTGTACTTAATCTTTGTCCCGTTCCATAAAAATAATTAATCATTGCCCAACTGCGCCATTCTACCCAGTTATCAGTATGCGGTCTTTGCAGCAGCGCCGCCATTTCTTCTGTGCTATATGGTTCTTTTACTGTTTCCTCTTGTTTAGGAATAATGACTTCAAATTCTGCCATATAATCTTTTTTTATACAATAGTTGATAAATGCGCGGATGTGGCGCGCCTTAGAAGCTATAGTGGCACTCTTTAGTCCTTGTTCCTGCTGAACTAATAAATATTTTTCTACTTCTTTACTATTGATGTCAAAAGCCATCTTATCATCATCAAAAAAATTAATAAATCTTGTAATATGTCCTATGTAAGCCTTTTGTGATTCAACCGCTAAACCTTTGACTTCATTGTATCTAAAGAAAGCGGCAGCCGCATCCCTCAATCTTATTTCCTCTACTTCTATTACTCTTGTTATCTTTCTACCTCTTGGCATAAAAAAAAACACTCCTTCCGCGCTAGATTTCTTATTTTAATCTAACGCGGTTGAAGTGTTAAACATTTCTTTGAATAGCCGAGTTTTAGGTAACCTCTGGCATTGCCGCAGGCAATGACTATTTTAAGTCCTGCGCGTCTGCCAGTTCCGCCACGCCGGCATTGTACTGTTTAATTGTACAAGTGGGACCTACAGGG